TGAGACAGTCCCCCTTTCAATACGTAATATTGATGAACCGGAGATAAATGAGATACAATCAAATGTATTGCATCATATGCGTTCATGATTACTAGTTCACTATAGTATCCAAACGATGCTTTCAAAAATTCGACATCAGTTTCACTCACCACGGTTTTGGCAAAGTCGAGTAAACTTTGGTTGCGAAGCTCTTCTGTTGAAACCAATTTACTGGCCACTAATATTTTTGTAATGATTCCAGCATTTGGTAAATTTTCCTTTCCTAAAAAATTATCTAAAGCTGCCATAAGAGCTGGTTCAGGGGAAGGTAATTTTGTAGCGTTGGTATTTTCAATAAATTTATATACACCGATTATATCATTCGGTGCATCTAATATAGAGTTCAAACGTTTTCCGTTTTCGTCTATATATATTGCTTTACTAGTAATCATTGTCATCTTTGATTGTAGACCTAATTCACGTACGAGAGAAAGCATGTTTATCTGGCCATTATGAAACCGCCCAGCCCCCGCTTCAACGTCCATTATATTATCGTGATGTGTATATATTCGTCCACCCAATCTTCGCTCCTTTTCTAATATCAATAATTTGGCATTCGGCTTTTTCTTAAGAATTTTGTAAGAAGTATACAAGCCGGCTATGCCACCACCTAGAACAACATAATCATACATATATTCTTTTTTATTATATAGAGAATAAAGATTTTCTCTATATACTCAGTGAGGTTATTACATATTTACATTGGCATTTTGAGGATAGTTCACCATACATATCATACGTCGATCACCTGACATTCGTTTTTCACTTACGCCTGACATTGGAATGCGCGATTTGAACATCATCTTTGTCATGGTAGTATCGACATTGTAATTGTTATTTTGTAAATACGATAATACTGACGGAATATCTTCCGCTGTCATGAAAGAATCTCCATGCTTCATTGATGATACATTACTCGTTTTGGGGTATCGCAACAATACATTGACACAATTGAACCCGGTATAAAATGGACCGGCCTGCTGAAATGGAGATAATTTATCGAATGATTGGGGTTTTACTAATTGTTCCAATGGACCAGGGGGCATCGTACTTACTGTTATTATATTTTGATACGTTTTATAATACTGATTGCGCACAGGTTCTAAATACAATACAAATGTACTGTTATTTTCTGCAAACGGACTTTCCATGTTTACTACTTCATGAGAAAATGTTCAAACAAATTACCAAAACACGATTTTCATATATCTAAGACAATGAAGATACAAATAAAATACTGCAAATACAAACAACATCCCACATTCTAACTGAAAAAAACGGACAGTTCCCTTATACAAATAAATGCCTATGAATATTTGTAACATTAACAAAAAATACAGGACATGACTTGTATTTATACAACTATGATATGTCATAAATGCGAATATGGATAGAAAGCATAAATAAGCAAACCATACATGATTATCATCGGGTTCATAACTAAATAGCACCCCATATATACTAAATAATAAAATCACTATTATATACAACGAAAATGGTTGATTACGCTGTTTTTCATATAATATTGTAAATATACCCATTGCTATCATAAAAAACAAAATGATTATTTTGAGATTGTCATCACAAATAATCTGGGAAATACTTCCATTATTCTCGTAGAAATAAGCAACAATTATGATTGGAAACGTATAACATATTAACATGCATACCAACATTTCATTTTTATTCATCCCCATTTACATTATAAGTAGACTATTTTCACGATAACTGTGAAAATAGCTATATACACCATTGCATATCTAAAGATAATAATCAGGCAACTGTGGTTATTATCTTTTGTGTTGTGAGATTTACGCCCTCTATAGGGATTGAACCTATGACCTCGCGGTTAACAGCCGCACGCTCTAACCAACTGAGCTAAAAGGGCGATGCAAATGCTAGTGCATTCTTATTTTGTACCTCATCTCGCAGTACACAGCTCCGACCGAGATTCGAACTCGGGTTTCAGGATTCAAAGTCCTGAGTGATAACCACTACACTATCAGAGCGTCTATATACCCATGCCCGAAATAATTACTATAATTTCTTTATATCATTTCAAGCGTAAAACAAAAAATTGAGAAATAGAATATAAGTATTTCGGTTTTAAACACCAATCCAAATACTATCGAATATGAACCTTTTAATCGATGATTTCGATAAACCACAAGAAAAAAACAAATATCATATACCTATCTTTCGACATAATTTTACAGAAAATATTATGAATGAACTTACTGCATTTGCAAAACTACACGAATATGATAAGCTTTGTGATTTTAAAGAAGCATGGAAGATATGGACAACACAAAACAATAATATCGTCATTGAAGAGACCGAGCGACTAAAATCGGTCGGGTTCAATGGTAATGTGCTTGATAAAATGTACAAAGGAGTACGTTATTATTTTCGTAAAAAATCATTAGTACCCGCACTGCAACCTGTACGTGATACTTATATTGCACTACCTAAAGCACTATTACAATTAATCAATGACCAAATTCATAGACAATTACGTGTTACAGATTCATCTATGCCACCTGCAAAAGGGTTTGAACTATTTTGTCATGAGTATAAAGTAATTATTGCAGATGAAATCCAAACATTTTACACCATCAATGTTAATGTTACACCGACTATTACACGCGAAAATGTAAATGCATTTTTAGAAAAACTGAAAAAAACATACAAAAATCGCTTCTATATTATTCGAATTCAGTCAAAATCATAAGACAAAAATACATTATTCACCGTATAGATGTAAAATTGATTTTTTGTTTATCTACAACAACCATCATTATACCAATATGTCATTTCCATACAGTACTACTTACATGATGTCTACCGAGGAGGTAAATTTCGAACCTGCGATTTTGGGGTTTTCAACTAGGTTTATTCATTCACAAAAAAAATATTATTTACCTGTTCCGGGTTCACCCAATACCAATAAAATTCAACTCACACCATATTGCACTGATTCGTGGAAAACGTTGACAGTATGGAATGTGCCAGATGACAAATACTATGTTCAGGCGGTATATAAAATATTTTCAAATATAGGCGAAATCAGTCACATCGAACGAATATATACGGATGAGGATGATGTGACCGAAGAAGCGCCGATTGCTGTCACCTTTACTAACTGGAACATCAATGATTTTACATCCAAATTTGCGGAAGAGTTAACTATGTCTAGTCTCTACAATAAAGACGTTTCACCATATGATAAATCTTATACCAATGTATTCTATGATTTGGATGACGGTGCAGGAGAACAACAATTCTATGTGGAATTATTTCTTACAATATAACTATGCAATCTTCTATTATTATTATTATTATACATAATTAAACATTTCTTACTATATAATACAATGCAATCATCTATTTCCTCTTTTTTTTCAAAATCATCGAACCCAGAACAGGTATCACCGACACCTATATCAATACATACAAAAAAGAAATACCACAATGATGAATATGTATTATTTTTTGATGGATGTAGTAAACGTAATCCCGGGCCAGCAGGGGCGGGAGCTGTACTGTATCACAATGGTACCGAAATATGGAGCAAATCCGTATTTGTTGGACATAAAGAAACAAATAATGTAGCAGAATACACGGGAATGATTGTAGGAATAACGCACGCAGTCGAACTGGGTATTCGACGATTAGTAGTAAATGGAGATAGCAATCTCGTTGTTCAGCAAATGAATGGTAATTTTTCGGTTAAATCGTCAAATATTCGACCCCACTATGCAACTGCTAGAAATTTATCTCGTAATTTCGATTCTATACGGTTCATGCATGTATATCGCAATAAAAATACACGTGCAGATGAACTGGCAAATTTGGGACTAGAACATCATATTTTATACACAAAATAATTATATCATGATATTATATTAGTAATAATATCATGGACACATTAGTCATTCCATACGAAATATCACAAAATGCTTTATTTACTATCATTCCATGTGTATTAATTGGCATGTATATAGCTATCGCAAGTGGATACGTATTATTGATCATATGTTATGTATTGTTATTCATCACAAGTGTTCTATATTGGACGAATACGAATTGGTCAAAAATAATGTATATAGACATGTCATTAGCATTCATTATATTATGCGTAAAAAGTTACATTGTAGTAAAACACTTCACGCCCTTTTTTGTCTATTTGTGGGCAATTACATTATTTGTTATGGGGGTATCATTCATGGTAAACCGAGAAATTCTAATTCGTAGAATGTATCCCCAACATGAATTAAATAATTCCATTATGGGAGATTTAATCAACAAATATTACTCTGTAACATATACAAATCCTAATACGAGTGCACGATTATCGGCATTTAAAAAATCTGTACAATTACATATGATTACTATACATCTCACTGCTACATTTGTTTTTGTATCCGGATTGTATGTATCTCATTACCATTATGCACAATAATTACATTTTTTTGTATGTGTACATAATTCACTTTATTTATCACGCAAATAATTATACATAACAAACGTAGTGTCTTATGATATCATCAAATTTCATCCAATCTATATCGTGTTCGTGGTCTTCAAATGCATCTTCATCTACATTCAAATTATCCAATAACAGTTGCATTGCCTCAACTATAACCATATGTTCTTCATCATCCGTAAATTTTGATTGTGTATCTGTACTTTCTTGAAGGAAGTCCCATTCGGTTACAAGAAAATTATTTAAGTTTTCATACCAGTTATTATTATCTTTTATAGTAGGTCTATATTTTACAAAAAAAAACTCATTTATAATTTTATTCGCAACATCGTGAGTCGTTTTATCTGTAAAACCCATTTTACTTATTATATATTGTGGAATACTATTTATATATTTTTATTCTATATATCAACTACTTTTCCAGATTGTAGTGTACATACAATAATTGGAGTTGTTAATGGCATCTTGTATAATTACGCAAAATTTGTTAGTTGTTGCGCAAATAATTCTCCTTGAATTCTGCAAAACCGTGCGTCGCAATATACTGCATCAAACGCATAACATATGCATATGACGAACCTGAATGCCCTCCTGCAACACTATCATTATGTTCGAACATGGCGGTTTTGAGTCGATTCAATTCGGGTGTATCGCAAAACATAAATCCTTGACATGTGGGTGGGTCGAAATCGCGAATCCATTCCCATAATTCACATTGTGTAATTGCATAATGAGCATTTTCAAACGATGCCTTGTCATATGACTCGACGAAATCAAATGAACCTGAAACAGATAAAGTAGACATGATAATCGCCTGTTATTGATATGATTGATTATCACTTAGGATCAAAATCAATTTATTGAATATCACGCGCCCCTCCGCAAAAAGAGGGTTTTATTTTTTTACAATGAGTAGTTTTACACAGTAACGTTATTTCTAGTCGAATCTACGCTTGTCTACATGGTCATCCACCCATGGTGGTCGAAATACGTTCCCTTTCTTAATTCTATACCCATCTCATTGTCATTTTCTCATTGTCGTTTATTTGTTTATCATATAAAAATAGAAAAAACCTTTCAAATTTATATGGGACATTATTATAGCTCACTAAAAAGTCTTTCAAATGTATGTTCTAATTTGGTCGCTTCCAAAAACATGTCCCGAACCTTTCATGTCAGTATAGCATATTTCAAATTCATTATTGGCAGACCAGTTATAATCATAACATAACATTAAATTCGGTTGTTTTTCAAACGCGAACTCAAAATAAAATCTGTTATCAACTGGACTCGTGTCTGTATCTTTCATAATTTCTTGTTTTTTATGGATAATTGGGGTAATTATATTGTATCGTTCGTCGTATTTATGGATTACATTTACAAACTTATGGTAATCAATGGCATTTTTGTGTTTATATTTATATTTGATACGTCCATCATACTCAAATATTATATTTTTTAATTCGTATGGAAGTTTTTTACACAATTTATTTATCTTATTAGTATCAGTTTTATTGCAGATATCATTTTGTTTGGTATAACCAAAGATATAATTAAAAAATGAAACAATCATAATATGTTAGTAATACAAATGTTTTTATATCCTTGAAGATTTAAATTTTTATGTAATAACCAGTGTATCTAACCGATTATTACATAATGTAATATATTCTTCATTTATTTCGTATCCAATAAAATTAATATTTTGTATTTTCGCGGCTACACATTCGCTACCAGACCCAGCGAACGGTACAATTACCATTGTATCTTCTCCGTTTTTACTTGCATCTATTAGTTTTTTGCATAATTCTAATGGTTTTTGCGTTGGATGGTCTACGCGTTCTCGTTTTCCAGCTCCACCAGCAAGTGCCGAAATTTTAATTACATCACGTGGTAAAGCACCATTTGCATGGGCGGTATAAGTTGTTTCTTTTTCTCCATTACTAAATCGTCCCTTTGTAGCTTTGCGTACTTTACCTGCTGCATTTTTCAAGAAAGTTTCTGTATATGGTTCTCTCACGTCATCTTTATTGAAGATTGGTTTTTCTTTATAACAACATAATATGCTTTCATGTGTTCTTTGCCAAAAATTTAATGAAGGAGTCACCTTATTCGTATAATGCCATACAATCCATCTTACATGAATGTTAATTCTAACGCGTATGAACGCCAATATTTCACTGAATCCGTAAATATATAATGTTCCAGCTGGTTTCAAAATACGAATACATTCTGCTATCCAAGCGTCACACCATAACAAGTAATCATCCATTTTTTGTTTGTCGCTGTTATTTCCAAAATCTTTACCTATATTGTATGGTGGGTCACATATAATAATATCGGCAGAATTATCTTGTAATTTTTGCATACCTTCAATGCAGTCTTCATTTACAACAATTTGTGTTTTATCACAATTATTTACTGTAATTGATGGTTTTGGTGGTTCAATGGTAGGCGTATCGGGTTGATTCGGTTCTATTGTATTTGTAAGTATACGTTCAACAACATTCTCTAATGTATTATTGGTGTTTTGACATGGTCTTTTCCTATCCATATGCTTATCATAATGTGATTTTTGAGAAAATACTTTCAGGCAACGGTCGCACGTATATTCTGGCATACTATATTATCTATTAATAATGATTTAACTCTTTTTAACCAAATTAGTTAATAATGGGTAATTTCAATTTTTGATAACAACATACAATAATATAGTTCGTTCTTTAAGTACCATTTTCAATTTATATATTTATCACATAATCACAAATATACAGTTCGTTCTTTAAGTACCATTTTCAATTTATATATTTATCACATAATCACAAATATACAGTTCGTTCTTTAAGTACCATTTTCAATTTATATATTTATCATATAATCACAAATATACTGTTCATTATTAACTCCTTATAACTCAATTAGTTAATAATGGGTAATTTTACATATTATTTATTACCCCGTTCTTTAAGTCCTATTTTCAATTTATATAGTTGTCAGAAAAAATCCGAAAAAAAAGTGGTTGCACTTTTCCAAAAATGGACATTTTCAGAATGTCCTTTTTTGGGATATCCGAAACACTTTTTTATTTCAGAAAACACAAAAATCCAATTTAAAGCATAATGCAGCAAAAATGAAAAAAACAAAAATAGTTTGACTGCATATATTTTTTTCAAAATTAGCAAATGTAGATTTAGGCATTTTTTTATGTCATCATTTTATAATGACAAAGAAAATGCCGAAAAATGCCGAAATATATACATGCACCGTATGTGACTTTAAATGCAGTAAATTAAGTAATTATAATAGTCACATAATGACTGCAAAACACAAAATGATGACAAATGATGACAAAAATGATGACAAAAAAATGCCAAAAAATGCCGCAGCATTAATAGAGCCACAATTTGTATGTGAATGTGGAAAAAAGTATAAATATCGTCAGGGCTTATCTGTTCATCGTAAAAAATGTTCATATGAAGAACCACGGAATATTATTACGACAAATGAGATACCAGAAAGATTAGACCCTGCATCCGTTATTAGCTTAATCAAGCAAAATGAGGAATTTAAACAATTGATGGTAGAACAGCATACGGAAAATGTTGCATTGCAAAAGAAACTGGTAGATACTGTGAAAGAAGGAACCATAATAAATAATACAACAAATAATACCAATAATACTCAATTTAATCTTAACTTTTTCTTGAATGATACCTGCAAAGATGCAATGAACATAACCGATTTCCTTGGAAATATGAATGTAAACATAGATGAGATTGAGTATATAGGACACCATGGATATGTGAATGGTATGACAAAGATGATTATGGATCGTCTTAAGGGGATGGATATAACGAAACGACCAATCCATTGTACAGATATTAAGCGTGAAACAATGTACATAAAGGACCAGAATGAATGGAGCAAGGACACGGACGAGCTAACGAAGTTACGTAAGATTCTAACCCGTATAACAATGAATAATTACAGAACAGTTCCTCAATGGAAAACCGCCCACCCGAAAAGTGAAGAAATGGATACACGTGATTATAATTTCTGTTATAAAATGATGCGAGTAATATTAGGTGATGTAGAAGAAGCTCAAATAAAATTAGATAATAAAATAATAAAAACAATGTCAAAAGAATTATTTTGTAAATAGACATATCATGGGAAATAAATATAAATATATTTTTTATCAATATATTTATATCAGGCTATGAGTAATATACCAAATCAACGTTTAGAAGAATTAATGGCGATACGTCCAACACCAAAGTCGTTTCGTGGTATAAATATCAAAATAAATAATAAACCTGCTGTAGAAGACAGTACAATTGTAGTAAATACTGAAGAAAATATAGAAGGAGAAATGGAAGAGGTAGTAGATGTAGAGGAAACAAATTTAGAAAATCCTCAAAAGCCAGGTGAGTATAAAGCTCCAATAATATTTGATAAACGAAAATCAAGTATGATAGATAGATTAGCAATATTAACGCGTATAGCAGATAAAACAAGCAGTATTGTAGTTGATGAAACAGAAGACACACCAGAAAAAATAATAGCAAGAGACCCAATCCAGGCAAATCCTGTATTAACTGATAAAAAAATAAATCCAAGACCAATAGAAAATAAAGAACTTGATCAATCAAAATTATTGATAAGTGAACCAACTGCAGTAGATGATGAAGATATAGGTGTAGTAAAAGCACCAAAGCCTAAGGTTCGTAAACTGAAAGTAAAAGGAAAGGTAATGAATGATACAATAGAGGATGTAGATTTAACAACTGCTGTTATACGTACACAAAATATTTTTGACCGATTACCGAAGGAACGTGAAAAGGTAATAATAAAGGCTCCAAGTTATTACATGAATAACCGTAAAAAGTTCATACAAAATATGACAGAAGTATTTTCACAATTAGTATATGCCCCTGGAGTTGGAACTGAATATTTCACTGGCAAAGAAGAAATAGAACAAAGTCAAGGAAAAGAACCAACTGCATCAAAGGATGATTTTAAATTATTAATGCATCAAAAGATAGTACGAGATTATTTGAATTTATACACTCCATATAGAGGATTGTTGTTATATCACGGTTTAGGTTCAGGTAAAACATGTACATCAATAGCAATAGCAGAGGGTATGAAAAGTGATAAGCGTATATGTATAATGACCCCAGCATCATTAAAAATGAATTTTTTTAGTGAACTGAAGAAATGTGGTGATGATTTATATAAGAAGAATCAATATTGGGAATTTATTTCAACAGAGGGTAATCCAAGTTATGTAGGTATATTAGCAAGAGCATTGTCATTACCACCAAGTTATATAACAGATAATACAGGTGCATGGTTAGTAAATATAAATAATGAACCAAATTTTGCAAAGTTAACAACGCGTGAACAAAAATCAGTAGATGAACAGTTAAATGCAATGATACGAAACAAATACTCAGATATTAATTATAATGCCCCTAACATAGAGAAACAAATAGAGATATTAGCTACAAAAAATAATACAAAAAATCCGTTTGATAATTGTGTAGTAATAGTAGATGAAGCTCATAATTTTGTGAGTCGTATAGTAAATAAGATAAAAGATAAAGAATCAATATCATATAAGTTGTATGAATATTTATTAAGTGCGAAAAATGCGAAAATAGTGTTACTAACAGGTACACCAATAATAAATTATCCAAATGAAATAGGTATATTGTATAATATATTACGTGGATATATCAAAACATGGACAATCCCAGTATCATGGGAGAAAAAGGAGTCATTAAACGAAGATACAATATATAATATGCTGGATGATGCGAATATAAAGACTTATGATTATATAAATTTTACAGATAATAAGTTAACCATAACAAGAAATCCGTATGGGTTCATAAACACGAAAAAACGTGGTCGTGTCCCGTCAACTGTAACGCGCAAAGAACACCCAAAATTAAAGAAAGGAGGGAATAACAAAACAAGGAAAGTACACGGCGGTACATCAGAAGCATTTATAAAATACAATGGTGTAAAATTAGATGACAGTGGAAATATAAGTGATGCCCAATTTTTGGAGTCAATACTACGTGTATTAAAAAGTAAAAAAAACAATGTATCGGTAAAAGACCCAATGATAACAGAAATAAATCATAAAGCATTGCCTGATATTCGTGAAGATTTTTTTGATAGATTTGTAGATGTGGATAAGGGTGAAACCAAAAATATTAATTTATTTCAACGTCGTATATTGGGATTAACATCCTATTTCCGCAGTGCAAAGGAAGATTTATTACCAGAAATAGAAGAAACAGAAGAAGGAGATGTATATCATGTAGTGAAAACCCCTATGACGCTTCATCAATTTGGTATTTACGAACAAATCCGTAAAGAGGAAGCAGACCGTGAAAAGAAAGCAGCAACAAGTCGTAGAATGAATAAAGCAGATGCATTATATAATGTATCATCAACTTATCGTATATTTTCAAGAGCAGCATGTAATTTTACATTTCCAGAAAGTATTCAACGTCCAGTTCCAGATAAACGTGTATTAGAAAGTGAAGATGAAGTAAATGAAGATGTCTTAGATAATATATCAACTGGTCAAATAACAGTGGATAATACGGGTAAACCCCCAGAAGAAGGTATAGAAATAAATAGTACTTATGCAAGACGTATAGAAATCGCTATGGAAGAAGTGAATCGTAAAATAGAGGGTACAAATATAAGCCAATATTTATCAAAGGATGCATTACCTGAGTATAGTCCAAAGTTCGCCAAAGTACTTGAGAATTTAATGGAACCAACACATGTAGGGTTACATTTATTGTATAGTCATTTCCGTACAATGGAGGGAATCGGTTTAATGCGTTTAATATTATTGGCAAATGGAATGGCAGAATTTAAAATAAAACATGAAGGAGAAAACTGGGTGTTAGATATCGCGGAAGAGGATATGGAAAAACCCAAATTTGTTTTATATACAGGTACAGAAAGTGCAGATGTGAAGGAGATAATTCGTAATATATACAATGGAAACTGGGAATTAGTGCCAAGTGGAATTGTAACTGAACTACGAAAAATATCAGAAAATAACATGTATGGTGAAATAATCAAAACAATAATGATTACGGCGTCTGGTGCGGAAGGTATAAATTTACGAAATACACGTTATGTACATATAGTAGAACCCTATTGGCATATGGTAAGGACTGAGCAAGTTGTCGGTCGTGCTCGTCGTATAGGTAGTCATGTGGATTTGCCCGAAGAATTGCGTACTGTGAAAGTATTTTTGTATGTATCAACGTTGAGCCAAGAACAGAAAACAGATGGGAAAAATGTAGAGTTACGAATTCGTGATGTAAGTAGAATAGACAAGAAAACCCCGGTAACTACGGATGAGACATTGTATGAAATCTCCAGTATAAAGCAGCGAATAAATAATGAAATACTACGTGCAGTCAAGGAAACCGCAGTGGATTGTAATATTCATTCAACATCTAATGGCGATAAGGGTGAAGATTATGTTTGTTATGGGTCGGGAATGGTTGAATCAAATAATTTTTCGTCACATCCAACATTGGATAAAGATAGTAATATAAAAGATGGGTTAGACATGAAAACAGTAACTTGGAAAGGTGTACGAAAACAAATAAACGGAGTAGATTATGCAATGAATCCAAAAACGCGCCAATTATATAATTTGGATAGTTTCAGACGTGCTCAAAAAGGAGAGGGAGATTTAATTTATGTAGGAAAATATGAAATGCATAATGGACAGGATAAAATAGTGTAATTATTACATGATTACTAAGTATCATATGTATTCAAGTAAAATATATGATATATGATTTATACAAAAAATAGATTGTAAAAAAAGACATAAGCAAACCCAATTTCAAAAATAATATCATATGCTAATACACAAAATGTCTCCATATTGGTAGCAGGATGTATATTGTATTTTTGAACAATATTGTATGGATACTCTGTATCATCAATAAGATTTTGTTTTTTTGTATGAACTTCAACCTGTCTGGATTTGAAAAGCCATGCGAAAAAGGTCCAAAATGAACAAATATAAATCATGGTAGCAAACATATAGGTTTGTCGCAATTGATGTTCAGGATAATACCAATAATGATGAATATTATAAAGAGTAACCGTACTAATATAACTAACTGAACTGACTGTATTGACTTGTCGTTTAGAAGATTTACTAACATTAGTTTTGAAAAACATTTGAGAAATAATCACAAAAATAAAGATATGCATATGTACTAAATATAAAGGTTCCTGTATTCTATCACCATAATAGAGACCTAATGTAGTAATAAATCCGCCTTCTTGAAAGCCTTGTAACAAAACACCAATATGTGTAGATAATTGTAGTTGTTTATTATTAAATGAAATATTCATAGGTTTAATAACTCGTGTTTTACTAATATGTAAATAAAACTCAATACATGACCATATTAAAGTAGAACCACCCAATATAAAAAAACAATCATACGAATTCCTGGTTATATAATCATCAACACAAAGGATAGCAGAAAAAATGCAATAAATAATTTTAGTATTACCATTTGTTGCAAAGTCCCCTTTGCGAATAATATAATATTGTTTATCAAATAATAACATATGTTATAATTATATGATATTATATAAGTATTATTTTTGGAATAATGGAATCATTAAAATGTTCGGCGTTGGAAGACAATCCCTTCAAGCGTATACCAACACTCATTTATAGTATCAACAACTTTAAATGAAGTACCATCGTTGAAAATAATTTCAATATTTCCATTGATAAATTGGTTATTAGATGCAATAGTATATGCTCCAGTAGTATTAATCTTATTAATTTTTTTCCCTTCAATCGGTGTATTGCCGTCAAGAGCGAAAGTGGTAGCCTCTGCATCAGTATATATATTGATCGATACTCCTGAATACAAGCCAGACCTCATAATATCAGTTATATCGCTGTTTAATTTAGAATAGTTATTAGTATTAAGTATTGTTGCCATATGTATACTAAACGATTATATATTATTATAACAAAATATAATTACATGTATTATATTCCCTAAACTGCTATATCTTAGATAAAATAATTTTATATATTATTAACAGCAATATAAATAGTATACAAATCTTATATCTAAATAAAACCATTATGTTATATGCATAGCTATAAACTGTTTATGATATAAACCATACACGTATTGTAGATAAAATTTAATAAATAACGTTATAATTACAATGAATAAATATATAATTAACGTGCGTTTATATTAGTAAATACATTTACAAATAATTACATATAAAAACAAACGCACATATATGTTATTAAAATAGATAGGGAGCAATGAACGAAGAAAACAATGTAATGACAATAAAAACCGTACAAATCCAGCCTATTCGTAATATGATAACTGCAATAAAGGATATTTTAACAGATGCAACGATTACCTTTACAAAGGAAGGTATGAAAATTATTAATTTTGATAAAACTCATACAATATTAGTAAATGTTACGTTAAAATCTCATAAATTTGAACAATATACGTGTGACCCAGAAAAAATAATTGTATGCACCAATACATTACATTTATTTAAGGTGATTTCAACCATGTCAAATGATGATACATTATCTATGTATATAGATAAAGCCGATTATCATGATGGTGTGGTTTCTCATCTCGGTTTACAGTATGATAATGGTAATATAAAACAATGTTATTGCCAAAAATTACGATTAATAGACCCAGATATGGAAGAATTGGTCGTACCTGATGTAGAATATTCAACCATTATTAATTTACCAACAACTGATTTTCAAAAGATAATTCGTGATTTGAATGGGATTTCAGACAGAATAGAAATAAAATCCGTTGGAAATGATTTAATCTTTTCTTGTGAAGGCAATTTTGCAAGTTCTAAGATTTATCGGTCGGAGTCAGATGGTAATATGGAATTTATTCAAAAAAATGATGCATCTGTAATAATTCAAGGAGAATTTTCATTAAAGAGTTTAAGTCATTTTATAAAATGTACACCATTATGTACTCATTTGGAAATGTATTTGGGTAATGATTTACCATTAATCGTGAAATATGATGTAGCATCATTAGGTTCAATTATGTTGTGTTTAGCTCCATTGCCTCCAGCATAATAAAATGATTAAATTTTGATTGTTTTAGTATTTTCTGTAGTAACTGTACCAACAATATTAGTCATTGTGACATGTTTGATATAAGTGTATACAATAGATACATTTTTGTGTGATTTGTATTTTGAATGTTGTTTACATAATATAGCACCTTGTTTAATAATATACATCAATTGTTTTTTATTAAATTCATTGTCTTCAGGTAAACCAGCAATAACATGACAAGACGCATTATCATCAATATGAAACCAAATATCACCAGGATTAGCATTTTCAATTATATTAAAGTTATCGTTTGCATCTTTACCAACATGAAATATGATATTTATTCCAAGTGGTTCAATATATCTATCAATTATTTTCATTATTATACTATTAATATAATATTATTAATTATATTAATAATCAATTTTGTAGGTAAATATTTTTAATATACTATATATTATATGGATAATACGATAAAATCACATATAATAGATTTAAGAAATAATATACTACTGTATGTAGCAGGTATATTTTTTTATTTGAATGAAACTAAATTCACATTACCATTAGAGAATATAATGGTAAAAGATTAGAATTCAGGCTCGTGTTTTTTAAATAAACACCCTTGTTTGGATAAATTTGGTATTGGTACAATACATCCAGGGTCTTGTAAATTCGTGTTGGATAGCCAAATTTTAATAATGCAAAAGTTTTTTTTGGGTGAGATAGTAATACCATTGACGTGCGTACAATGCTCACTATTATTACAAATAGATTCTCCGCATAAATAATAAAATAAATTTTTCCATACTTCAGGAACATTTTTATTTCCAACTTTATAAGAAAAACACCCTCCATTTCTATTTTTGGGGTCTTCCCACATGGGTGTAATTCCTGCTCTCATAACAAATAGCATACAATTACGAACCACATAATCGTTTATTTTATTATTTAGTTCAATAACGTTTTCAACTGAGTTGATATTGTCCATTAATACGGTGTAACTGGCTAAGTCCCAGTTTTTATTAGTTGGTAAATGGTAATACATATTCCATTTATCATTCAAAAGATGTAGTTGGGTTGGAATACTCACTGCATCCATAGTGATTACGCCCGTATATAATATTGAGAAAAATCTTTATACCCTTTTTATATGAATAGTAGCGATTAGTTGTCTTTGTTAATCGTTTTTATGAGATAGTCGGTTTTATTAATAACTAAATACTGATTTGAATTCAATGTAACCATATTAATATCATTATCCATAATATTTATAATATAATCACCAGTACAGTTGATATCAATATTATTGTACTTGATATATCGGGTGATAAATCCTCGTGAAAATAATTCATTATTAACATACATATGATTTGCATCAACATCCATATTGATTGTTTTATTATTTACTTTTAGTGTAACGGTTAATAACACAACACTTGAAGGTATATTAAAATCAGTAATTGACTGAAATTTATTAATTATATCACCTTTATGATGAATTCTTACTATATATATATTATTATATTTGGCATAGAGTAAACTCTCTTTGTATAAAGAGTTGAATTGTGGGATTGAGAACAAAGTACAGCAATGATTAATATTATGAATAAATGTATATGGATAAGTTTTTGTGCTATTATCATAAACATAATTAAAATTATCAACAATAGTAACTGGTGAATTCTTTTGAAAATTATGTTGTATTAAATAATTAGTAGAAATCCAATAATTATGATATGGTTCTATATTTTCATTATGGTGCATTGCATATAACCATTTATAACTATATATACTGATATCAATACTACCTGTGATAACGGGATGATATGTATATACGTAATTCACGAAATTTGAAATTTTATTTTTGATTTCACTATATTTTGTAAGTGCTTTTAATCCAAAACTGTTAATATATTTTTGTACAATATCTGTATACGCAAAATTCATAAGTAAATCTTATTGACTATATGTGTATTATTACATGGTTTATGTTTATATTGCTTATTATAACAATCAAAATGTAGAAAATTGACAAATAAGTATTTATATATTGATTATAACTTTTGACTGCATATATATGCATTATATACAATGAAATATCTATTTAACCTGCAAAAGACATGCATTGTTAAAATTCGCGCAAACTTGGAACGCCAAAAACAGTATGTAGAAAAACAGAGAGAGACCTGCATAATTGCAAGATCAATGGTCAACCAACCTCCAATGTGGTTATTTGATATGTATTTAGGTGAGAAATAATCCAGAAAATCCAGAAAATCCAGAAAATCCAGAAAAATCAAAAAAATCAAAAAAATCAAAAAAATCAAAAAAATCAAAAAAAAATATACATTACATATGTATTGTATATTTTTTATTAGTTATAATTCAAAAATTAAATGTCAAGTGAAATTGTATTTTTATCAGATTTATTTTTTCTTCTGTTTGTGCGTTTTGGTATATTTGGGTTTTGCATATCATTTAATGAACTAATAGATATCATAGATGAATCCTCGGCATTAGATTGTGTTGCCGCAGTTTGAGGCCGTTGTTCTTGAATGTTAATAGTTCTGGTTTTTAATCCTGACAAAATATTATCTATATCACCCCCCATTTGAGGTCCTTTCATTTCAGGTCGTTGTTTTGGGGTTTCCATTGCTTTGGATGGTTCATTTATCCCTTGATAATTGTTATTTACATTTATACCTTGTTCACGAAACATAGTTCCTCTACTTGCATCTATGTCTGGACGGTTACTTTGTGCTTCTGTAAAATTCATACCAGGACGTTGTGGGGGTGGTTGATTTTGTGTTTTTACGGGTGCTGGTGGTGGTGGTCCTGTTGGACGGTTATTATGGTCTTGCATTAAATTCTGTGCAAACTCAAAACTCGGGGATTGTTGGCTCATACTACTAACTGTAGCATTTGTAAACATTTTCATTAGTTCAGGACTTTGTTTAATAACATCATTAAATCCGGGGGTTGCAGTAGATAATGCTTTGTTAGAAAAATTTAATACCGCTGCACTAAATCCAACACGTAGCAATAATGATAATTCTGGTGCCATTTTACCTCCTTTATATTTGTCATGTAATTCCGCAAAAATTTCTTCATAACTATCTATATCTTCACTAACTTGTTCTCCCCAACCATCTAAATTTAAATCAAATGGATTAAATACAGCATTACCATATTCTAAAGAATTAATAAAAGTCATCATCCACCACCCCTGTAACTTAATTGCATCTTTTTTACGTTTATCATCCATAACAGACTCATACTCATCTTCAATTTCATCATATGGCGAATCAATATTAAGCTGTGTACCCTGTTTTAATTGTCCCTTTTCATACCATTCATCCATTTTTTTCAACATCATGCGTTTTTTTCGTCTCTTTTCACGGTCATTTAAATTTGATGAATACGATGATGATGGACCAGATGAAGGAACATCATTCATTTTTGAAAAACCATCCCATGTATGTGTATTACCAGCACTTTCACGAGTAGCATGTCCCAAATTGGCATTCTCATTAGGTAATTCATCCGGTTGGACTGTAGTATTTGCAGTATCATAAAATCCGCCTAAACCAAATAAATTAGCTGCCATACCACCAAGAGATTTTGTGTTACTATCAGTAGATGCAGTTGGTTTTTCTGCAGAATTTCCAGTTAAATCATTCATTTCCTTTTCTAATGTATCTAAATCCCCTAAATCAAGTTGAATATTATCACCAGAAGTCGTTCTTTTTTTATCATTCATGAGTAATTCAATACCTGAACCAAAATTAACAGAAGGAGTTGTCATATTGCTATCTTTATTGAGTGAAATTGGCTCTAAGTTATCTAAACTAATGTCAATCGTTTCCATTGTTATGATATTTATACAAGTTTTATATTTAAATCATCCGCATATAATATTATATTTTGGTTTTTAAAATACCATAATCCTTGTAAAAATGCATCCGCTAAATCATCTTTTTTTGGTGTATTCATAGCAGAACTCCATTTACTGAAGTCATCATTTTTACAAAGTATTTGATTTGTATATAAAATGCCGTCATTCTTATGACTTTTATAATTTGGGTTTTTCACAGTTTTATCAACAGGTGTTATTGTATTTTGTATGGGTATAATACCACTAATATCTTTAAATTGGCGTAATTTGTGAGATGAAGATACAAACTCAATATGTATATTATCACTTTTCATGATAAAATATTGAGCTAACATACCTTGTATTGTTTTCATTCGGTTTGCAATAGGTGAAATTTGATTTTCAATAAGTACATGTGTAATTGTTTCAATATCTGGTAATTGATTAAATAGGCGTTTAATAGATTTGCCAATACAGATTAAGTCAACATCATTCGCATTTATTTTTTTTGATGCAATTATTGGTTCATAACATCGTTGTTGATAAAACTCTATTAATATTTCAACTAATTTATCCTTTTTTAATGTTTTGACATCATGTTTAATAAGTAACATATGTGTATTACATAGAGTAATAATGTCTTGTACTTTTTGCTTTTTTATATAACTAAGACTATGTTGTTTTGTTGGAATAATCCATTGGGTGTTTTTTTTTGCATGTCTTTCACAAAAGTATTGTTCATCTTTTTGGTATTTTGATTTTTTACCACATAGTTTGGATGGTGTTTTTTTATTTTTTCCTGGTATACTACAATTGCATGGATAAGTAATTGAATTTTCAGTTTCTACCATACTTAGTACATTCCAATCATGTATTATAATTGGTTTATCATGATTATCTGTTGAAGATAATACACAGTAAGCCATATTTTTGATTCCAATATCAAAACTAATCACTTTCATTTATGAAATATACAGTGAATCTTTCTATATTTCATAATAATTAAATACTTATATTTCTGGTTTTGGTGCACTAAACGATTTAATAAGTTCATCTTGTGTAATTACAGGGGATATTTTACGTGCTTGTAAATTTTCTCTGGTTAAATAGCTGGTTTTTAAATCACTTGTTGTATGTCCAAGAGTTGTTGGGTTATGTTCAACAGATGAATATAATGTAGGAGAACCCATATTAGACACAAAATTGGATTGAATATTTGGTGCAGTAGCATATCGTGAATTATATCCAACATCATTAGAACTTTCTCTAAAGCTTTGTTCCATTACATTAACTGCATTATCAGTTAGAAATTTACGATAGTTCCAATTTGACTTTATATTATTCTCTTGCACTAATTTATGATTAGCAACAGCATCATGCTGCCATGTAGCAGTGATTGAGCGTCCATCACTCATCAATGGAGGAAAACTGGAATATTTATTATTTGTATTATAACCACGTTCAGACTTTGGAATAGTTTCTTTTATTATAGGATATGCAAAATGTATAGATTCAGGTGCAAATGAACTATTTAATTTCATTATAATATACAATAGAATTATATATTATATAATGGTTTTATTTATCTGGTGTGTGTCAAATTACTAAATATCATTCGTTTCAATTAAATTAATAAGGTCTTGTTTCTTCATTTTGCTTGGGTCGGTTATTAATCCTTTTTCAATAACATATGTTTTTAATAATGGTAAGGTCATTTTTTTAAATATAGACATACTATGTTTTGTTTCAGTATATGTACTTACTGTTGACTCATCATCTAAATTATTTGTAGTTTCTTCTACTTTTTCTATATGCATCTCTAAATTATCTGTATTTAATGGCTCAACATTTACATCATTAATTTCATCTACACCTTCAATATGAGTATCATTATTATCATTATCATGATAATAATTGCTGTCAACTGTATCCATATCTTGTACATTATTTATATTAATCACTCGCATATTACTGTTAACACTGTCACTTTCATCATCGCTACCACTTTCATCATCGCTACCACTTTCATCATCGCTACCATTTTCATCATCGCTACCACTTTCATCATCGCTACCATTTTCATCATCGCTACCATTTTCATCATCGCTACCACTTTCATCATCGCTACCACTTTCATCATCGCTGAGCACAATATCTATTTTATTATGTGTATAAATATCTTGGTTGCTCTGGATTTCAGGGTTAGTAGAATGGTGCAATTCATTTTGTGTATTGTTCATTTCAGCAACAATATTATTAATAATTTCAAACATTGTATCACATTTATGTTCAACCATTGTAATACGACTTTTAAAATGATATACTAAGAATACAATTAATATAAAGGTAATTGCTAAACTGACGAATAAAAACGTTTCAAACATTCCAATTAAACTCATTATAATAAAACTATAAATTATAAATTAATACTAAACGAACGTCTAAATCATTTACAATTAATTAGTTATTAAACTTTGAATAAAAAGCTATTCATAATATATAATATGAACCAATCATTTGAAACAACAAGAACCCCTATAACGGCAAGTGTTACCCAATCACCGATTGTACCCGTGTCATCAACCGAATCCAACATGTTTAGTGGAAAAAATTTAGTAATTGTTATATTAACAGGATTGTTGATATTATCATTTTTAGGTATACAATTATTATCTTCACTTGAAAATATATTTCAAACGATAACTAATGTGTTTGGTCCACTATTTACACAAATATTATCTGTATTTGGATATACAGCAGGTACTGTAATAGATAAATCAACAGATGTAGCAACCGATGTAGCAAAGGCTGGTATAGATATTGCCGGAGATACAATACAATCAGCAGCATCTTTATTAAAGGATGCAAGTCGTAATAATGTAAACAAAGATGCTGTTCAACAATTAGATAAATCAATAAATTCATCAAACTATTCTGTGGAACAACCAAAAGAAGATGACAATAATAGTCCTATTCAAAACCCAATTACCTCAAATAAAACAAATTGGTGTTTAGTAGGTGAATATCAAGGAAAGCGTGGATGTATTGAAGTAGATGATGAAAGTAAGTGCATGTCTGGTCAAACATTTCCCACACAACATATGTGTTTAAACCCTACACGTAATATTACTACACATACACATGCATAATTTATGAAGAACTAAAATAATATAGATATTTCAATATTATATTATTTATTCAAATGTTTTTACATATAATTTTATTAGAAAAGGACAAGTTATTTTTGCATGTATCAACTAATGATAAAGTAGATATGCACATTGTGTTAACCGAATGTGAATTGATAAATGAATATTTATCAAAATATAAGCCAATACGTATAATAGAAACAATATCAATATGTCAAGATGATGAAATAAATTATTTTGTAAAGAAATATATGAAATGTTATGGAATAGATAATGTTCGTGGTGGTAGTTACTCTAATGAGTTATTAACCGTAGATGAAAGGAAATTTATAACAGAAGAAACAAATCAAATATTAAATGTAAAAAAGTTACAATGTAATTTAATAGAGGATATATTAACAAAGTATACAGAAATAGATAACTGGTCAAATGATAAAATATATAAAATTTTATTAGAGTGTAAAAAACAAGAAGAAAAGTATAATAATGAAAAACAAATGTTACATAATTTTACAGTAGGTATTGATAATACATTAATAACCCGCGTGATATTAGCAGATTTAAAATGGATATTAAATCATTGTGGAAAAACAATAAAATTAGAAGGTACTTATACTACAACAGATGAGATAATAGAAAAATATAAAGAAATAGTTATGAAAATAAAATCAATGTATATAATATTTACAAAATATCTTGATGAAAGAAATACGTATGAACCTGAAATATATTTATCCAATCCAGAATTATTATTAGATCAATACTTTTATCAATCAAATATAGAATATTGTATTAATAAATATGATTCAGTATGTAAATATATAGAAATGTGTGAGTTTATGACATATTGTATAATATGTAAGATACAAGGATATGAATTTGATGTCAAGTCATATCCAAATAATTTTGAAATGAGTAATACGTATGAAATAAAGTTTTTAGAAAATCATCTTAATGAGTGTCTTTCCAAATCTGGCGACATCTCTCATCAGTCATAGCTTTACCATACTTAATATTAAAATGATTAGAACACCATTTTAAGTGTTCTATCCAAGTACGTTTCACCTTAGTGGGGTCAATTTCAGGTGTTTTTTCAACCGATTTCTTTACTTTTGGTTGTTTTTTGGCAGTTTTACCAGACTTACCAGTTTTATGGCATTTTCCAACATTTGGAGGACATCTACGAGTTCCAGGTGGACAACGAGGCATTATATACTATAGTTATATAGAAAAACAAAAAATTGAATAAAATAATATATAATCTACAATATTAAATTAATAGACAATGCCTAAACTAACACGAGATGATTTGTTCCATAATGCAATAGATATGTTTTTATCTGATGTAACAGTAATTACTAATCCAAATGAAGCAACAAAGTATAATATTTCAACATATGAATTGAATTCAGTTACATCAAACAAAAATAAATGTATACAAGAATATGAGTTAACTATACCAAGTTCAATTATTAGTGCATATTTTGATAGAACGGTAAGTAGTGAGGATGGCGAAGAAACATGGATTGATAGTGAACCTATATATTGTACTCAAGAAACACCGCTATTAAGTGATTTTATTGATTCTTTTCATGAATATTTTGATAAATACAATTTATTTGATGGTATAATACCAGTATCGTATATGTCAATAATAAATTTACCAAGAATAAGAAATATACAAATATGTGATCAAAATCTACGTTTAAAAGTCGTATATCATAAATCACATACACCTTTTCCACGCCCATTAACAGCAATAGAAGAAAAAGACCGTGAAATTAAATTTTTAGAAACAAAATTAAGAAGAAAAACAATTCGTGTTAATACATTAGAGAATTTATTAGACAAAAATTACCAGCGTGCAGAAGATAATTATAAACGAATGCAAAAAAAGTTTCGTGCAATGTACATAGAAACAGGAAAACTGGAAAACTGTCCAGTATGTTATGAAGAGATTACTCCTGATAAATTAATTATACCTAACTGTTTTCATTACATATGTGAAGTATGTGTAATGAAATGTGATAATTGTCCATTATGTAGAGATAAATATGATGAATATATTGAATATAAAGATGATTAAAAATACAAGTTTGATTTAACCACTACCAGAGAACAATATTTTTTTTTCAGGTAGATTGGTCAAATCAGTAGTTATATTACAATTCTGTTGAGGTTGTATAGCATATGAGTCATTCAGATTTATATATAATTGAAATTGTATATTATTTTTAATATCATTGTTAATAGTATCATTTGTAACGGTAGAATCAACAATATAATTATATTTAAAATCATATACAAATCCAGGGGATGTATTTAATAAAATATTACTGAATTCTACTAATCCAACATATGCTTCGCAAAAATAATTATAAGTGGACGAATCGGCAGGCGGACTTAAATTTAAAGTTAATTCAATAGAATTATTATCGTTATTAGTATTATTTTGTAAAAATTTAGTTTCACAATTATTATTAGCGATAGGATTACCATTATATGTACTTAAGAAACTATTACTTGTGGTATTATTGGTAGGAGTTATTGCAATTGTAATAGTGGACTCATTCGCACTTGACGGTATGTTAATACCTTGTAAGCGAAATAAAATAGGTGTTTGTAATGTAAAATTTGTATATGGTTGTTTTATAATTGGGCGAATTATTAAATTACAAAATGTAGTATGGTCTTGTGCAGATAATATTAATTGATTTGAAATTGTATTGAGTTTCCATTCATCATCATCATCCGTTACTTGTTCTCCATAAACGTCTGTGTTTTGTGCATACTTATATAATGGAACATTATCGTCTTCAACTAAATATATAGGTGGTCCTGGAATACCCGAAGCTGTAGATAATACTGGTATATTTTTATCATTTGGACAAACTAATCGTGTTAAATTAGAAGTACGTTTAAGCATTTGACTTAATTTTTGTGCTTTGGTTAACAGAGGACCTTGTGTTGAGTTTTTGTTGTATTTTAGAATTTCAACTTTTCGTCGCATATTTAATTGTTCTTGTGTATAATCAGGATATGGATTTGGTGGAGTATATCGTATTGTTGGTTTATTAAATAATAGATATTGTTTTCGTTGGTTGCAAAGGTCTGTAATGGTTGCCATTTAACATATATAAAGAAATTTTATAATTTTGCAGTAAACCAAGAAGGTGATAAATAAAAGTAACTATCTTGTAATTTTCGTGATTGATTTGCAGCATTAGGATTTGGACCAGCAGCAACAATTTTATTTATTTCAAAAATATTCAATGCATAATCGTAATATCTTAAATTTGATATTTTACCATTAAACCCATTATTTTGACCAATATGTACATCATAGTAATTTTGTAATGGGACTTCTCGTAGATTTAATCGCCCTGCAACCGTTCCATTAACATAAACATCTAATGTTGTATTCTTCATACGAACAATAATATTAACCCAATGTTTCAATGGAATATCATCAATCTCAATAAAATCAGTATTAGTACTTGTTGTTGACATAACTAATTTCAATGTAGCGGTGTTTGTAGAGGTACCATTTGATAGATTTTTAATATATAATCCAGGAGCATTGTTAATTTTTGCAAGACCAGTCGAGTCAAATTCATTAACACCTTTATGGAAAATATGTTGATGTTTGTCCCCGACATTTAATTCGTCAATTTGTATCCAAGTAGACCATGAGAATTCAATACCACTGGATTGATTGTTTGAACGTTTAATTAAAATAGAGTCTGCCGCGTTAGGGTCTTGTTTAATGGTTTCTTGTTGGTTTCCACTAAATGTACCATCAATTAGGTATGGACTGCTTCCAGACGGATTTGTAAAATATTGAATAGCCAAAATTCCTAAATTCAGCAAGATAATAAAAACAATGATGATTAAAATAAGAAATACAAATTTTGCAATAATTGTATTAGATGATAGGAATCCACTTGACGCCTCCATGCCAGCATCTGCTGATTGTGAAAAACCATCAAGACTTGATTTAACAGATTCAGATAAATTATTCACAGATTCACTAATATTGTTTCCAATATTTTGAACACTTTGTGGCATTTCTATATTAGTAGATGTAGTCGGTATATTTGGTTGTGTATTCATAATCGTTTAATATATTATATAACTATAAAACGATTTGATAATAATTTATAATATTGAGTATTTTGATTGTTCTACATTATCTTTGAGTATTGATAAATCAATACCATACGAAGAAATATAATCATTCATACCACCTTGTCCATTACCTTCTTTATATATAGACCAAACTGTTTGTGGGTCAAGTGGTAATGACCAATGATTGAATTTTGCAATGTATGCATCGTAGTTAGTACCTCCTCCAATAGTCATAGCTTGATCTGCAGGAGTTTTTGGTGTACTTTCAGGAGAAGCAGGTGTATTATTTTCAGCATCAACTGCTTCACTATATAATCTTCCAGATTTTATTAATTTACCGTCTAAATAGGCATCTAAATATTGGTTATCTACACTTATGACAATATGTACCCATTTTTGTATAGGGAAATTATCTGTGATTTCAAGAGTAGTAGTTGGTGCAGATGCACCAGCGGCTAATGTTTGACCATCATCCATGGTAATATTACATTTTAAAACAGGTGCTGTATCAGCAAAGTATAATTTGATGTTGTTTGTTCTTTCAAAAATAGTTTTCGGTATACTGGAATTCCAAGAATTAACATAAATCCAAATACCATATGAATACCGTGTACTTGTTGGTTTATTTACTATGGGGATTGAAGGATTTGAATCCAGTAAATTGGCCGTACTGGATAATTCCGTTGATTTTAACATGAAGAAACGATACAATATGTAAAATAACAATATTACAATTATTGCTAAAATTATGGCAATTGCATTCATTTTATTATATAGTAAATGCTTACATATTAAATGTGGGTGGTGTTTTTTTCATAAAAATATTATACATATTTGTAATTTTATGTTTACTTAATGTTTTTGTATAATAGCGAATGTTACTTATAGCTCCATGTAGCCCGTCATTTTTCCCCGTAGTAACTACATCTGTATTGGAAAATGTAGGCATTTTGCCATTAGCAAATGAGAATGTACGTTCTAAATGACCATTCACAAATAAGTCCGCATGGGTTGAACTGAAATTAAACACTAAATTGTTCCATCGCTGTAATGGTAGTTTCATTTCATAATATTCTTTGAAATCAGTGTCAGCATCACCGTCTTTATTTAATGTTATATTATTTGTAAAGTAAATGCGATATTTATCACGTGTATCTTGGTCATCGCCATTATAATAAGTTATTTTTGGTTTACTTTCACCATAATCAAATATTAAGGATTCTGTATTATATGCTAATTTATTACTTCCATGTGCATTTACGTATGTCCACATAGAAATTGCATAGTTTTGAAAGGTAGTTTTGTTTTTATTTCCATTGATTTGAAATTTCATATCAGGCATTACATGTTCATCAAGTGAAAAAGAGTTTTGTGTATTTAAAAAGAAAGTATCGTGAATTTCAATATCTCCATTGGCTAATGTATTGGTATTATGAAGTAATGTACCATCTTTATTGGTAATATGATTAACAATATCTGGAATATATAAATAAGATAATAATAATAATATTTCAATAAAGAATAGAATTAATACAGGACTTGTTGTTAATTTAAATTCACTAATTAAATAATATACAAATGTGTTTAATAAACACGGAATATAAAATAAGAAATTCACAAAAAATCCAGTCCATCCGTTTAATGATTTTAACCAATTACTAAGCATAATAAAAATGATAGAAAGAGTTACTATTGCAATTAATATAAGGACAAAAGAAGACAAGTATGTAAATGTCGCGAACGTTTTTACATCAATTGTAGTAAACCAATATATCAAAAATATAAATGCTATAAATAACAAAAAGGTAAACATTTGGTGATATATTAAGTTTGATGCAGAGCCCGATTTATAATTATAATATCCTGCACCAAATATGAGTGAAATAAATACAATCACCATATTTATTATAATATTTTCTCGGTCAGGTTCTTCACTATTTATTTTATTAATACCATCATATGTAGTAATCGCAATAATAATAAAACTAAGTAATAAAATAGTATATTTATTGGAGATAATTTCGGCAGTATTCATATTGTTGTAAATAACACTTATATATATTAAATGACTTATATTATTTTGTATATTTGTTACTTAGAATAACAAATATATTTATAGGTTCTCCATTGTTGTTTTTTTTCCATGACATTCACGACATAATGCAACTAAATTATCTACATGGTTACTCCCACCATATTCTAATCGTACTTTATGGTCTACCTCAAACCACGCGGTTAATTGTGTTTGACAATCGCCACATTTCCAATCCTGTCTTGATGCAACAAATTTCTTTTTTGTTTCACTAACAGACCGTTTTGTTGATTTTTTCCCCGAGTTCATTATACGGTTCTCCGCATACTGGTTAGATGTGTCTGGCATGGAAACAATAGGATTATTATATTGTCCGCCATTTTGTACAGGAGACATATTTTGTTTGCTTGTAAAATCCAAAATAGGTGAAATCATATTAGATGTATTACGGTCAATCGGTAAATAACGCAAATATTCATTCGATGCACCAATCATTTGTTGAGCACGTAATGGATTCTTTTTAAATAAAATGTATAGCATTAATGCACCAAATGCAACTCCCGCCATTTGATAGTATTTTTTTCCAAAGGTCAACATCTTAGTATATTTACCATCTGTATAAATATTTGCAATAATAAATCCTGCAATCAGTATAATATATAATTCCAATCTCATATTTATATTATCAAGAGAATATGTTTTCCTGTATTAGATTATTCGTAATACACATAAATTAAAACAGATACGATGAGAATAAAAATAGCATATAAATAATGTTTTCTTAAATTAATTTGTTCTGCTAAATATACTGGTTTTGGTTTATACTTATTTCGGTATTGGTCAAGTGCTTCAGGCATTGATAATTCCTTTTTGTTTAATGATATATTTATTTTATTGTGTATAAAATGCATCCATCTTACAAATGATTTTTTAGAACATAAATAAGGTGTAACTGGATATTTGTCTAATATATTACTAAATTTATCCCCAATCTCACTCATTGGTATAAATAACGGCATATTTTGAATTAAATCATAATATTTTCGTTTTATTACTTCATTTGGATGTTCTGGATATGATTCTGCTACAGTATGCAAAAAAAACCAATAATGAGGTCCCCATACAGTTGGATCAAAAAACATTGGTGTGATAATATATAAAGATACCTTATTATAATTACTTAGTATTATCGTATTATAAATAAAATGAGTGAAAATTATTGCAATAATTGTGGAAAATATGGACATGTTTATCATTTATGTAAATTACCAATTATGAGTATAGGTATAGTTGCATTTCGTATAGTAAACCAACAAATACAATATCTCTCTATTTGTCGTAAAGATACCTTTGGATTTATTGATTTTATGCGTGGAAAATATTCAACAAATAATAAAGATTATATCATGAATATGTTGAAACAAATGACTATTTGTGAAAAACATAATTTAATAACGATGACGTTTGTTGAATTATGGAAACACATCTGGGGAGATACAGGATGCAATAATCAATATAAACATGAGGAAAATTGTTCACGAGATAAATTTGAGTTATTAAAAAAGGGTATATCATTTAATAACCATGATTATTCGCTTGAGTCGTTAGTAGAAGAAAGTAAATCATATACCCAATGGACTGTTCCTGAGTGGGGTTTTCCAAAAGGTCGTCGTAATTTTCAAGAAAGAGATTATGACTGTGCAGTTCGGGAATTTTGTGAAGAAACGGGTATTAAACGAGACTGTTTAACCAGTATACATAATATTTATCCATACGAAGAAATATATACAGGTTCTAATTATAAATCCTACAAACATAAATATTATTTGGCATATATTCCGTATGAGCATAGTGAAAATATACAAAATTTTGAAATTACAGAGGTTAGTAAAATGGAGTGGAAAACATATGATGATTGTATTTCAGTAATGAGACCTTACAATTTAGAAAAAAAGCGATTACTTACTCACATTAATAATACACTAATTAATCATAAGAAAACGTTTATATAAATTTATCCGTTTATAATGTTATGATAAATTTAGTGAGTCAAATTACATCATCAAATAACTAATGGTGTAAAAACAAGATAAATGAAATATATGTGTAAAATATATACATACATATATTTTACATGGCAAGTCGTAAAATTAAACCAGATGTTAATACTTCTAAGCCGAATAATAAAACACGACGCAAAATAAATATTAAACCTGATGAACCGCGTATTCTTGATACTATAGTAGATAAAATATCGGTATTGAATCCATTTAATGCATCCACTGATGAACCTCAACCGAATCTACCAGTTACTAACCATGAATATACTTGTGAAGATAAAAAACGTTGCCCAGGTGGATATAGATGTAATAAGGATAAGAAATGTTATAAGTTAACTGATATTGATTTAGTATCTAATGATAAGACCGTGATATTAACGATTGATGGAAATCGTAATAAAACATATGATATTGATTTCTTAAATAAAAATATAGATCGTATTATTTTTTTAAAACGTGGTAGGATTAATAACAAACCTATTACTGCTGCGGTACTTAAATCCATTATTACTGATTTAAAATCCAAACATACAACAACTGTTGGTAATTCTACTTATTATGGTACATTAAACGATGAGCTTATTATTCAAATTATTTATTTAGAAAATATTGAAACCATGCAACCAGAAAAGAAAGAAGTTGTTGAAAAAATACCTACTGTAGCCCCCCCTTCTCTGGTAATTCCTTTTCCAGATACTAATACAAAAGATGATTTACAAGAGATTGAACCCGATATTGAGAATAAGCCAATGGAAGTTTTTGATAATTTGGATGATTCACAATATGAATTACCTGATTCTTCAAATACAGCTGAAATTCCTGCAAATCAACAAAAAATACAAGATAAAATTGGTATTGCCCCTACAAATATTGTTTCAAAAGAGCATAATGATTTTTTACATAAAAAGGAATTAGCACAACGCGAAAGTATTGCACTTGATGATAATTATGATTTTTTATACCCAGAATTTGACGACCCTAATTTTAATATAAAAATTGCAAAGAGAAAAGAATTTAATGATACTCAATATGACGGCAAAATATATGATATAAAAAAACAAGCTGAAAAAATGTGTAATGCAGAATTTGAGTTAATGCCTCATCAGTTATTTGTAAAAAATTTTCTTTCATTTCAAACACCATATAATAGTTTACTTTTATATCATGGTTTGGGTACAGGTAAAACATGTAGTGCAATTGGTATTGCGGAAGAAATGCGTGATTATATGAAACAAACTGGCATTACACAACGTATTATGGTAATTGCATCACCAAATGTTCAAAATAATTTTCGGTTACAATTATTTGACGAAAGAAAACTTAAATTAGAAGGTGGAATTTGGAATTTAAATACTTGTATCGGAAATACACTATTACAAGAAATAAATCCATCACAAATACAGAACGTTCCTAAGTCTAAAGTTATTTCACAGATAAATACACTTATCTCTCAATATTATGTTTTTATGGGGTATGGAGAACTTGCTAATTATATTAAACGAAAAACACATGTAGATGCTAATACCAATTTATCAAGTAAACAAATAAAACAACAAGAAATTAGTTTAATTCGTTCATTATTTAATAATCGTTTAGTTATTATTGATGAAGTACATAACATTAGGGTTATGCAAGATAATAAAGAAGCGAAAAAAACGGCTTCATTATTAATGCGTTGTTGTAAATATGCTGACAATATCCGTTTATTATTATTATCCGCTACTCCTATCTTTAATAATCAAAGTGAAATTATATGGTTAACCAATTTATTAAACGCGGTTGATAAGAGAAGTTTAATTGAAGAAACTGACATCTTTACGAATGAGGGTACTATGGTAGAACCGAAAACACTTGAAGATGGGACTGTTATTGAAGGAGGAGAAGAATTATTACGACGTAAATTAACGGGATATATCTCTTATGTTAGAGGGGAAAATCCATATACATTTCCGTATCGTATTTATCCTAATGATTTTTCTATTGGACGAATGATTCAATATGATAATTATCCATCAACTCAAATGAATAACAAGCCAATTAATGATAAACCGAGTAAAACACCTTTATATATGAATGTAATTGGTGAATACCAGAATGATGCGTACCAATTTATTCTCAAACATTTATTAGAAACATCAATATCTGTTAAAGATGCTTATGGAAATGTAAAAGAAATGCCTTCATTTGAGAACATGGAATCATTTGGGTACACTTATTTAAGAGAACCATTACAATCTTTAAATATTATTTTTCCAAATCCAGAGTTTGTAGCACTCCCTACGTCTTTGCAAAATGAGAATGAAAATGAAAATGATGCAGTAGCGAAACCACCCGTTTTAGAAACCACTCAAACCAATAAGAGAATTATAAATAATATGATTGGTAAAACTGGATTATCTAATGTTGTTTCATATGAGAATACGACAACTCCATTTGAACTACGACATAATTTTAAATATAAACCTGAAATAGTCAAGAAATTTGGTAATATATTCCACCCAGATAATATTGGAAAATATAGCGGTAAGATATCAAGTATATGTAAATCAATAGAGAACTCAACGGGAATTATAATGATATATTCTCAGTTTATAGATGGTGGAGTTGTTCCAATAGCACTTGCATTAGAAGAGATGGGATTTACCCGATATGGATTTGCGAGTCATACAAAGTCTCTATTCGCGGATCCACCAACAAAACAAGTTGATGCAACCACATTAAAACCGATTGATAAAATGGAAGAAAATGACAAACCAAATTATCGTCCAGCTAAATATGTGATGATTACAGGAGATAAATCATTTTCACCTAATAATCTCGCGGATTTGAAGTATATAACCAGCCCAGAAAATAAAAATGGAGAACTTGTCAGGGTTGTATTAATTACCAAAGCAGCAGCAGAGGGATTAGATTTTAAAAACATAAGACAACTACATATGTTAGAGCCTTGGTATAACATGAATCGTATAGAACAAATAATTGGACGTGGTGTACGTAATTTAAGTCATTGTATGTTACCATTTGAAGAACGAAATGTAGAAATATATTTACATGCAACAAATGCAGTAGATGATACAGAAACAGCCGATTTGTATGTCTATCGTTATGCAGAGAAAAAAGCTATACAAATTGGTAAAATTACCAGAATTTTGAAAGAAACTGCAATTGACTGTATTTTGAATATAAGTCAAACCGAGTTAACTGTGGAGAAATTAAATACACTTGCAGAAAATCAAACAATTAAATTGAAATTATCAAGTAATCAGGAAATAGATTATAAAATTGGTGACAAATCTGGTAGTAGTATTTGTGATTATATGAATTGTGACTTTGTATGTTCTCCAAATACAGAAATAACAAAGGAAGATATTAACAAAACAACTTATGATGAACATTATGTAAAGATGAACTATTTGGGGATTTCAAAACGAATCCGTGATTTATTTAAGGAACAGCCATTTTATAAACGCGAACAACTTATTGCATCTATTCAAATTGCGAATCCATACCCAACCGAACAAATAGATTATGTATTATCTATGTTTATTGAGAACCAATACAATTATATTATAGATAAATATGGTAGAAAAGGAACTTTAATAAATGCGGGTGAGTATTACGGATATCAACCTATTGAAATAAGTGATAACCATTCATCCATTTTGGATAGAAGTATTCCTGTTGATTTTAAACCAACCGAAATGTACATGGAACTTCCTGTGAAAAAAATAAACGATAGTATAAAGACACCAATTACAGTTATAGAAAAGCAATCCTCGCCTACAATGGTTGTACAAAAAATACAGAAATCTTTTGAATTATTACTCAAAGATTTAGATTATTCATTAACTGTTGTACAAGATGAAAATGCTAATTTTAATAATAAAATTATTATGGATACCGCTGAAAGTGATTGGTATAAACATTTAGGTTATATTTATAATGAATTACATGATAATATCAATATATCAGCCGATTTAATAGATAAATATACTATTTATCATTGGTTAGATACCCAAGATATTGAAGATAAATTAACTATATTGTTTCATTTATATGAAATTGAAAATTCTAATTTTATTGATGTATTAGCCAAAGATATTGTACACAAAAATATTGCAAAATATGTAACATCCTATTTTGATGAAAAAATAATGATAAAAGATGATATTAATGGTTTTAAACGAGGTATTGCACTTGCTTCTGCAAAACATATTGATTTATATGTACAAGTTCAAGAAACACGTAATTGGAAAAAGGCAAGTTTAACTGTTTCGCGTAGTTTTACTGACCAATTACGAAGTAAATATTATACACCTAAAGAAAAAATGCAAGATTTTATTGGGTTTATGCATTTATTTAAGAAGAATACAATTGAGTTTAAATTAAAGGATATTGCATCGAAATCATCAAATAATAAGGGATTTAAATGTAATGTTATGGGCAAAAATGAAATTATTAAATTTTTAAATAACAAGGTTTTAGCTAAAAACCCATACCCTATACGTGAAGATAAAGGCGGGCATATTACGTATAATCTAAACACAAATGCTAAAAATATTATGAGAAAAGGTATATGTGTAATGTTGGAAATGATTATGCGATATTTTAATGAGTCTCCTCATACCGAAAATAAAATGTGGTTCTTTGATGTTGAACAAACATTAGCCAATGATTTACCCAAATTATAACCTTTTTAAAAAATTGATTATATATTTCTATAAATAACATAGAAATATATTTTGTGACATTATAGTAGTATGAATAAACCATCAACTAACGAAAACATCTATGGTGTATACAATCCATCTGTATTAACGCAGAAAGTATATCTTATGATTACAGAAGTTGGTAAAAATGTGAAGAAAAACCTTGAAACAGAAATTCTATATCAAACAACTGGAAAATGTATTGCAGAAGGGATTTTAAAACCGAATTCTGTTCGTATTATAAATTATTCAAGTGGTTCAATCCGTGGTAACAAAGTAGAATTTCAGGTTGTATTTGAATGCATGGTATGTCATCCAGTTGAAGGTATGTTGATGAATTGTGTTGCAAAAACAATTACAAAGGCGGGTATTCATGCCGAGGTCATTGAACAAGATGGTTCAGTTCCTGTCACTGTGTTTATTGCACGTGACCATCATTTTACAAATACAAAATTTGCAAATGTTACTGAAAATGAAAAAATATTAGTAAATGTTATTGGTACGCGTTTTGAATTAAATGACCCCTATATTTGTGCTATTGCGAAGTTAACTGAACCAAGACCACCTAAAGATGGAAATGAAAAAACTGGTGGAAATAAACCACCATTGTCTATTTATGAAGATTAAATTATTTTTAAAAATTATTTAAGTGTATAAATAATTTTTTATTGTATTATAATTACCATTGTCTAATTGGCCCAGATACGGTTAATGTTCTGGCAACATTTAAATTCCTTTCAATGTTTGCTGTACCATTGACATGTAATGGATAAGGGTCGCTATATACGGATGCGGTTGCTGCACCATCACCAGTACTTTCTAATTTGATACCAGTGGTTACCTTCCAAGAATCACCTACCATAAATGGATGACCGACAGTATTAGTTGAAATAAATGTATATGTATTTCCTTTGTATAAAGTTAATTTAACACCAGCACCAGATGATACTGTATTTAATGCTCCACCATTTAATGTTGTACCATTAGGAGTATCACTGAATATATAATAGGGTTCATCTGGGGTTCCGTTTGTATTAGCATCTGGAGCCATTCTAACATAATATGTTTTATCTGGTTCAGTGGTTGAATCTGCAAGAATAAAGTCTCCTATCATTATAGAGTGTGCTGTACAAAAATATTTTAATGCAGTCATTGAATAAGGAATTGTAAATTTCACGTATTCGTCAGCTTGTTGGATACCTGAAACATCCACACTTACATCTATGGGGTTGATAGTAAAAACACCAGCAATGTTTACTTTTTCAGCTGCAGTACCTAACATAATTTGATTACTTTTTGTTACTTTTGCATCATATCCAATGGCTGTTGAATTACTTAAATCAGTTAGACCAGTAGCTGCATCTGCCAGTGCACCAATATACGTATTATTCTTACCGGTTGTATTTATTTTTCCAGATTGGTATCCAGTTGCAACATTATAGTTGCCAGATAAGTTATTCTGTAACGCCTGGTATCCAGTTGCAACATTATAGCCGCCCGATTGGTTAAGTTTTAATACATGGTTTCCAATTGCAACATTAAAGCCGCCATATGTGTTAACATTTAACGCACCGTATCCAGTTGCAACATTATGGGCGCCAGTTGCGTTAGTTGCTAACGTATTGCTGCCAATGGCAACATTATAGCCGCCCGATGTGTTGCTCTGTAACGAGTTGGACCCAATTGCCACATTGTACTGACCTGATTCAAGTACTTTTAATGCATTTGTACCAATTCCAATGTTATGTTCAGCAGCACTAAGTGTACCTGTAGTTGTATTACCAATTAACAAACTATTTGTAAAGTTAGTACCTCCAGCTTTAACATCAGAAAGTCCATCAAGAGACAATGCAGTACCATCTAATTTTAAAGTACCTTTGACATCAAGGTCATTAGGACAAACTACTTCTTCAGTTGCAGTACCCAACATAACTTGGTTACTTGCGGTTACTTTTGCATTATATCCAATGGCAGTTGAATAGTTTAATCCAGTTAGACCAGTATCTGCATCTGCTCCTTTACCGATATAAGTATTACTACCTCCTGTAGTATTAACTTTTCCAGCGTGGTATCCAAATGCAGTGTTATAATTGCCCGTTTCGTTATTATTTAACGAAGTAAGTCCGGTTGCGGTATTATAACTGCCACTCGTATTGTTCGTCATCGAGTAGGTTCCAGTCGCAGTATTTTCACTGCCATCATCGTTTTTTTGTAAACTAAAGGCCCCAGTAGCCATATTATGATAACCCGTTGTGTTTATCTCTAACGACTTGTATCCAGTTGCCGTATTCTCACCACCGGTTGTGTTTTTATATAACGATTGAAATCCAATCGCAGTTAACCCATTAGCTGAAGTAAGACTATCAAATACATTTTTTCCAACTCCAACGTTTGAACCAGCAGCACTAAGTGAACCAGTATTATTATGACCGATTAACAAACTATTTGTAAAGTTAGTACCTCCAGCTTTAACATCAGAAAGTCCATCAAGACTGGTCGCTCCACCAACGAATAGAGAACCATTTTGATAAAGGTCACCTGAAAAACTAATATCACTGACTACATCTAATTTTCCTGGTATAACAACACTTTCACTTGCAGTACCCAACATAATTTGGTTGGACACGGTTACTTTTGCGTTATATCCAACGGCAGTTGAATTACTTAAATTAGTTAGACCAGCAGCTGCATTTGCTGCTGCTCCAATAAAAGTATTATTTGTTCCTGTAGTATTAACATTTCCAGATTCATTTCCAAATGCAACATTATAGCTGCCAGTTGTGTTAGCATTTAACGCTGCATATCCACATGCACTATTATATTCGCCCGAGTCGTTTACGAATAACGCAGACATTCCACATGCAGTATTATATGCGCCGCTGACGTTCGTATATAACGACATGCGTCCAGATGCAGTATTACGATGTCCAGTTTGGTTCTTATATAACGACATATATCCATACGCACTATTATATGCGCCCGTTGTGTTTTCGTATAATGCAGAAGAACCAGACGCAGTATTCTGACCGCCCGTTGTGTTTTTGGTTAATGCTTCGTAACCAACACAGGTGTTGTCACTACCAGTTTCGGTATTAAATAAACTTTGAAATCCAATAGCGGTATTATTACTACCGGAAGTGTTTTTATATAAAGACCTATACCCGACAGCAACCCCATTATCAGTAGTATTAAATCTCCCAGATTGGTGACCAAGCATAGTGTTCTTACTACCAGTTTGATTGGCAAAGTTAGTAGAACCACCTACAGTAACGTTATAGGAACCAGTTGTATTACCTTTTGATGAGGCAAAACCTACCGATGTATTCTCTGTACCACTGGTAAGACCTAATAAACACTGACCACCCACTCCTATGTTACTAATAGCAGAACTAAGTGAACCTGTAGTTGTATTACCAATTAACAAACTATTTGTAAAGTTAGTACCTCCAGCTTTAACATCAGAAAGTCCATCAAGAGACATTGCAGTACCATCTAATTTTAAAGTACCTTTGACATCAAGGTCATTAGGACAAACTACTTCTTCAGATATAGTACCCAACATAATTTGATTATTTGCGGTTGCTGTTGCATTATATCCAATGGCTGTTGAGTAGTTTAATGCATTTAGACCAGTATCTGCATCAGCACCTGAACCAATAAAAGTATTAAATTGACCAGTTGTAATTTTATCGCCAGCATAGTCTCCTATAGCTACATTCTTTTGTCCTGTATTTATTAATCTGGCAGCCCCATCTCCAATACCTATATTCTTTGAACCTGTTGTAACTGCATTTAATGCCATATATCCCATACCCACATTACCATCACCTGAAGTAAGCGTAGCAAATATACCCGTTCCAACTCCGGTGTTATTATTAGCAACATCCAGTGTACCAGTAGTGCTACTACCTATTAATACACCATTCGCGAAATTTGCACCTCCCACTTTAGCATCAGAAAGTCCATTAAGGTCGGTAGCTCCACTAACAAATGCAGTACCATTGTTTAAAAGGCTACCTGTGAAATCAAGATCACCAGTTACCTTTAATGCTGTACTACCAGTAGGAAGGGTTGTAGAACCAATAGCAGCCTTTAATGCAACAGTAACATTAGATTGGAATTCAACATCATCAGCAAAATTAGGAGTAGCTTCAACTTGTCCATTTATAGCTGCGGCAGGAATACTATTAGCAGGGTATTGTGCATACAAATTACCACAAATATCAATGGTAGTTCCATTGAATGAAACATCTCCGCCGACGGATAATTTGGAATCAAACGTAACATCGCCACTTACATCCATTGTACCATCTAACACGGATAAATTGCCATTACGGTTAATAATATCACCGCCACTTACATCTAAAAACCCTTGAATATAGGTTTGTTCTAAATTATTAGCATCTGTAGTTGCAAGCCAAGACATTGTATATACATCAGCGAGATTATAATTTACTGTATATCCAATATCTTCTAAAAATCCTAATGAAATTTTACTAAGTGGGGTAGAAACGGGACTACCATCCAACCAACCCGTCATTAACTCTGTACCTAATCCTGGATGTAATATCCCATTTATATAACGGTCATTTGATGAAACGCCCCCTTCTTCAGGATGAACGCCAGAAGTACCTGCTCCACCATCATCTTCAATTGGTATACCAAGAAACGCATCATTACTGAATCCAGCAAAACAAGAATTATATTCTCTGACCGCATTGGTTCCAGTATAATAATGTTTAGTGGTACCATTATCATCGTAACTGGTTTTTGGACATCCTGTTAAATACCAAAAGCTACCAATTCCTAAAATATGTCCAATTTCATGTAATAATACATGATAATAGCTAGAAAATCCATCATTACGAATAGTTGTTTTTAATCCGTATAAATAAGTATTATTCATAGTAATATTTGCAGTTGATGGAATTACATTTCCATATATATAACTATCAATATAAGCATAATTAGTGATATTTGCCCCACCTAATATATTTGTGCCTAATGTATCAATTATAAAACTAATAGTAATTGTTTGTGAGGATGGAAATCTGGTATCAATAGTAACGAGACTTTCCCAACGATTAACTGAACTTAGAATGATATCATAATCAAGCTGTTCAATAACATAATTTGTGTTATTAGTAATTGTATAAGTGAACATACCATTTGTAGACGTATATGACATATGATTAAGTATTAATCAAATCTATATAAAACGAATATATATATATTTTATATAAATGATGGATAATACCGAATTATTAGAAAAATTAAAAACAT